CATGATGATCAGGTCGGCAGAGTCAAGGAGGCTCTTGAGCTCGCCAAACAGCGGCTGGTCCTGGACGAGGATCTCAATCCCAATAAAAACGGCAGCGCCCTGGACGCGATCTGTCGCGCATTCCTGCAGATGGACAGCTGATGGGCAGTGCTAAAAACATCTTAGTGAAACCGATCTCAGGGCGAGAAGCCTCTCAAGTCATCAAGGTCAATCACTACAGCGGTCGATCTGTGCAGAACTCGCAGCTCCACATCGGGGTCTATTTCAATGGAAAGCTCGAGGGCGCTATGCAGTTCGGCCCTCCGATCGACAAGCGGAAGGTGCTCCATCTGGTGCGCGGCACGAAATGGAATCAGATGTTGGAGCTTAATCGCATGGCGTTCAGTGAGGCCCTCCCACGCAACTCGGAATCGAGGGCGGTGGCCTTCAGGATGATCAAGAAGCATCGACCCGACATCAAGTGGATCCTAAGCTTTGCAGATGGGACTCAATGCGGTGACGGCACGATCTATCGGGCTTCTGGCTTTGTTTTGACCGGAATCAAGAAGAACACAACGATCATCGAGCTCCCTGATGGGAGGAAGATCGCTAAACATGGGAGAGGGCGTCAAGGCTCGGGAGAGCTGCTATCCGGCTATATGTTCAGGTATATTCGATTCGTGGACGCCTCTTGGGCTGATCGGCTGACCGTGCCGACGATTCCCTTTGAGGATATTCCTCTCCACGCTAAGATGGTGCGAGGTGCGAGCATAATGCGGCAGTCTGCAGAGAAGCCCAGCATTCCAGCTGGGAAGAGGCGGTGCAACTCCGACCCTGTCGCTCCATCGCATGAGGGGGATCATGAAGCTCAACGCCGAAACTAAGGCTCGTCTTGTCGAGGGGATCAAGCTTGGTCTAAGCAATAAGCTCGCGGCCCAATATGCAGGGGTCTCCGAGTCAACCTTCTATGCTTGGAGGCAGAGAGGGCAGGCAGGAGAACCCGAGTATCTGGAGCTTCTGGAGTCGTTAAAAAGAGCAGAGGCACAGAGCGCTGCTCAATGCTTGGCCGTGATCAAGAGAGCAGCTCATGAGGGCAACTGGACCTCGGCTGCTTGGCTTCTGGAGAGGAGGCACGGCTATCGCAAAGAGCAGGTTGAGCAGGAGCCCGAGGTCGAGCATACTGATCACTTGGTCGATCCCAATACTGAGGAGGGAAGGGAGGCGATCATTAGCCACGTCTCCGAGCTGCCCGAGGACTTGATCTTGGCTGCATTGAATCGCCGGTCCCTTGCTTGAGCTCGTGCCAATCAGTCAAAGGGAGGCGTTCGCCTATGTGCAGCGTCTCCATCGGCATCACAAGCCGCCAAGGGGATCCGTCTTCCAGCTGGCAGCAGCCAAGGACGGAGAGATCGTCGGGGTCGCGATCATTGGCAGGCCAGTCGCTCAAGCGCTTCAAGATGGATGGACTCTCGAGGTAAATCGCTGCTGCACAGATGGCACGAGAAATGCGTGCAGTTTCCTCTATGGGGCATCATGGAGAGTCGCGAAGAGCTTGGGCTATAAGCGGCTCATCACTTATACTCTCCCTGAGGAGGGAGGCGGCAGCTTGAGAGGAGCAGGTTGGACGCTCATTGGGAAAGCAGGAGGAGGATCATGGTCGCGGATTTCAAGGCCGAGAGTTGATCTCCATCCTCAGCAGCAAAAGTTCAGATGGGAGAGGACTCTCAATGCCTAAGAAGAGAAAAACCAGACGCAAGAGCACTGTCAATGCTGCAGGAAACTATACGAAACCAAAGATGAGAAAGCGGCTGTTCCGCTCCATCAAGGCGGGGTCTAAAGGCGGCCCCGCTGGAGTCTGGTCGGCTCGAAAGGCTCAGATGCTGGCTCGTCGATATCGGGCAGCCGGTGGAGGCTATAGAAAGAAATAATGGCAATGAAGAAATCCCAGAGAAGCCTGAAGAAGTGGGGCAAGCAGAAGTGGCGCACACCGTCAGGGAAGAAAAGCTCTGAGACGGGCGAGGTGTACGC